GTCAATTGATAGATCTCTCTGCCCTTCCAGAACATTGACAGGATCGCAGGTTGCGGGACTCTTCTTTACACGAGGTGTATTTGAAGTGCTCTATGACTCGATCCCTGATTTATGTCATGTTCTTCAAGTAGAACAGTTCGAATTTCTTAGGAGAGTGGTGGCGTGGCCAATGGAGAAATTCATTAAGTACGCCAAATTTGTAACTGCATATCCAATGGACCATTACCTACACAATGATGAGATAGTCTATCCGGACGTCTTCAGAAAGAAGATCGATGGGAAGCCTAACCCCTCATATATTGGTTATAGTCCGTTGGTTTTCACAGGACGATTGAAAAGGAAGCTTAAGCTTCGACTGGTACACTCAACAACCAAAAACTTACGTCTTTGGGCTGGGTATCTCCAGGGGATCAAACGATCCGCGCAATCAGCTCCGAAGAGCTTCATCCTGAGTACTATGCTAGATCATAAAAAGCGTCTGCAGAAGAAGCATCTGCATGAATCTTTACCATTGGACAATCGGTATTGGGAGGGAGTGTTTGGAGGTTTTCATCCAAAGAAGCCACGTATGTATGAAGCCAGTCCATCTGCCGCCTGGGAGGCAGTCAGATCCTCTGGAGGAGCGAGGGAGTACATCCGTACCTTTTATAAGGATGCGGGTGATGATGAAGTTGCAATAGCTTTATCATCCCTTTCCTCAGAAATGATTGAAATGATTGAGACTACTGAGGGTGTTAAGACTGTCTATGGCGTTCCGGCCCCATCCTTTTCAAGGGTGTTGCAGGATTGTTATGAGCAATCTCAACTTAAACCGCAGGTCTCAACAACCATTCCTGGAGAGAAGATTTGGTATCCACTCCTTCATACACGTGTTGGTGCTGTCCTTGAACCGCTCAAAGTCCGTCTTATAACAAAAGGCGAGGCTCTACCCTATTGGCTATCTAGACACTGGCAAAAGGAGTTGTGGTCATACTTACAAAGTTTTCCACAATTCGCTCTTACCGGTACTCCAGTTAGGGAGACTCATTTAAATGGGCTCCTAGAAAGAGAGAAATCTCTTAATCTACCATGGGAGGAAGAGCCATCAATCGTTAGTGGAGATTACTCCGCTGCGACTGATACATTGAAGCAATCTTGGACTGCAACCTGCTTCGAGACTTCATTAAGAAGACTTGATGAAACAGGTCTTGATATCATTGAACTTATTAAGTATCGTGATACACTCCGCTCCGTGTTATATTCACAAGAGGTTTCTTATCCAGCCGAATATGAGAAGATGGCTGCTGAGGCAGGATACGATCTCAAGCCGTTCATTCAAGAGAATGGACAGCTTATGGGATCAGTCTTGAGTTTTCCTATCTTATGTTACGTTAATCTCGTCTGCTATTGGCAGGCTTTGGAAAAACGTTTCAATAGAAAGTTTAACCCGAGATCATTACCCGTTCTGGTGAATGGTGATGATATCCTTTTTCGTGCAGATTCACTTCTGTATAAGATTTGGAAAGAGAGCATTGCTGATGCCGGGTTTGAATTAAGTCTCGGAAAGAATTACATACACCCTAAGGTGTGTTGTATCTGCTCGGAATTCTTCCAATTATTTGGAGAGGTATTCCGTCGTGTAGGCTATTTAAACACTGGTTTATTAACTAGCGTTTCAAAATTGCAACATACTCGAGAGGTGCAGCCTGTTTGGGACACGTATAATTACGTGGTCTCAAATGCTGTTGATCCTGAGCGGGCTTCCTTGAGATTCTTTCATTATAATAAATCTATGATCAGAAAGCTGTCACAGATTCAGCCCGGGACTACATTAAATGTGTTCCTACCCCGTGAACTTGGTGGTCTTGGTTTCAAAGGAACACCAGACCATATAACAAACTTCCAACGTCGATTGGCCTTGTATCTTTGGACAAGATACAAGGATCTCGATACACCAGTACCAAAACCTATGATAACGCTCCAAACTTTGGAACATGGTGATGAATACTTTCGAATCCATCAACCACATTTGGTTTTGATGCCCCTGATTGGGCCATTGCCACAACATGTCGTGGATGTAGTGGACCCCTTGATCCGGTTGCCTATTCTGACATCAAAGTACATTACTTCTGAACTTGGTTATAAGTTTGATCTCAAATCTCTTAGAGATTTCCGACTAGCTTATGACCGAGGTAAGACTTATGTATGGTCTGATTCTAAAGATGTAGATGGTCTTAGTCTTGCACATTTTCCCTATCGATTGATGGAGAATCAATATGTTGGATTTAAATCACTATATGATTATACACAGGCCTATAATGATGTTGAGAATTGGCTTCCAGACCCTGGAGTCTTCTAGACATCCTTGACCAGTTCATGTCAATAAACCGAATATGGGGTCTCTAGACTTAAAGAGTCCAAAACGGTGTTTGTGGATTCATCAAATCTTGAATCGCCAAACTCAATATTTCCGTGCTAAGTGTCCTTCCGGATGAGTGACGAAGTGTCAGGCAGCCAGTCTGATAACCTAGTTTGTACATCTGGGGCTAAATGCCGACAGACTACACGGATTCGCCCTCTGGGTGTCTAGTGATGTATAGTCGTACCTTTGGCGGGTAGGATCCCATACAATGCCACCTAAGAAATCTTTGAGACAGAAGAAGAAGAAGGCCTCCTCTAATGGAGGTAAGTCTAATGGAATGACGCGATCAGTTCCCTTAGCTCGTAGTTCATTGAATCGCTCAAGTCAAGCACAGATCACTTCCATCATCTCCGGTGATAAGAGAATAAGGGTTTCTCATCGAGAACCCGTTCTTCGAGTCTCCGGTGCTAATGCATTTACTATCGTTAGTCTTGCAATTAATCCTGGACAAGGACTCACATTCCCTTGGCTCCGAAACATCGCTCTCGATTATGAGAGATATGTTTTTAGAAGTCTTCGGTTTGAGTATCGCAGCACTTGTGCTGCCACTGTCGCAGGAAATATCGCAATGGCTGTCGATTATGATGCAGCAGATGATGCGCCTGCCATGATGGTGAATATGTTATCTTATAATTCAGCCATTCAGGGTAATGCGTGGAGTAATCTTGATTGTGTTTGTGCTGGTGCCGATCTGACTGGTATGCTACCTCAGCGTACTATCAGGTATAATGCGCTAGCTGCGAACTTGGATATCAAGAACTATGATGTTGGAAACCTATTTATTGCAGTTGAAGGTTTTGCTGCAACGGACGCCGTAGGTTACCTTTGGGTTAGTTATGTTGTTGATTTAATCACACCACAACTTCCCTCGGGTGCCGACTTGGCAGAGGATTATTATGGAAGTTTCACTGGTAATACACCAACTGAACCTTTCACTGTCATCGCTTCTGAGGCGGGTGAGGTTGCTGCTGTCTTAGACACCAGTAAGCTCGTCTTCCTTCGTAGTGGTGATTATGAACTCTCCTATGTTCTTACGGGTACCGTTATGACTGAAGTTAATCCGACTTTCACATTGTCCCAAGGGACTGTGACAAGTCTTCAGGCTCCAGTCGCGAATGCAGCTGCCACTGGTCAGGTTGCCCTCGTCGGCCTCAAGAATGTACCATCCGGTGCAACTCTTGATGTTGACGTGGATCCAGCTCTGACTAATATGACAACCTTCGTTGTAAGGATCGCGCGTTATAATCTTTCTTAATCCCTTTTCTCTTCTGTGACCTTGATATGTCTCTAAACTGTCACGAACTGTTCTAAATCCTGATCTTATCGATCAGACATTCTCCTCTCTCTCTCTCTTTCATCAAGGTTGAACTCGTGCTGATCTTGGCGGCGCCACCACAAGGATGGTTAGCTGGCAGAATAGTATAGTTCTGTGCTTGTGATCTCCATATTCGAAAGTCTCCTTTGGAGCCCGTAGGGTATGTGTCACATGCTTAACCTCGAAAGGGGTCACAACCTAACGACACGATCCAGCTCAATCTGGATGAGTGAGAGGTTCAGAAGTCTATGTCGTGACTTGCCACTTCTAAAGGAAATGGCTAAATCCCAACACAGTGACTCAAGCTTCTGTTGGTTGTAATGAATAACCTAAATTAGGGATATGTAGT